GTAAATTTTTTAGAGTGGCTGAAAGAGTTGGTTTGGATAATCTAACAAAAGAAAGACAACTCATACGTTCTGCTAGAGAACAAAACGAAAAAACAGATGGACCTAAGCCTATAATGACATTGCTTTTTGCAGGTGAATTAATGGAAGGTGCTGTAATTGGTTATGATACAAATATTAAAAGCGGTGGTAGAGGTGCTAGGTATTTAGGAATAGGAACAAGCAAACAATACCGTGTAGACAATATAACGATTACTTTACGCATGGTGTCTATAGCTACTGGAGAAGTCTTGATAGACGTTTTAATTAGTAAACAGTTGTACAGTTATGGTAGATCTCAAGATGTTTTTAGATTTATTGAAGCAGGAACAGAACTGGTTGAGATAGAAACAGGAGACGCTGAAAATGAACCAACAACTTTAGCTTTACAAAGGGCTATAGAAGAGGCAGTTTTGCAAATTGTAAAAATAGGGTATAGTAAAGGTTTCTGGGAGGCAGAAAATGAAGATACTAATTAGTTTATTATTAACCTCTACATTTATTTTTGCTGCTGACAACGAAATATATGTTGATCAATCAGGTGCCACAGCAAATATTGATTTAGAACAACTTGGCTCAGGCAATATCATAGGAGGCTTGAACTCTTCTGCTGGTTCTTTGACTGCATTAGATTTAGATGGTCTTACTTTAACTCTTGATATAAACCAAATAGGTGATACTAATAAATTTCTAGGAGATATTTACGGTGACACTATAACAGGTTTTTTTGAGTTTGATGGTGATAGTAATACCTTTACTATACAAGGAGATCCAACAAATACTTATGGTATAGACAATTCTAATTACAACGTAGATGTAACAGGAAGTTCTAATACTTTTACTTTAGATCATGGAACGACTGCACTAGCTGCAACATTAGATCTAGATTGGATTATACAAGGTGATAGCAACACTTTTGATTTTGATATAAATTATGATGGTGCTACTAACTATGTAGATGTAGACGGTGATAGTAATACAGTGAATTTTACAGGCTCTGGTTATGCAGGTGGATACTTCTATTTAGATCAAACTGGTAATTCAAGAACTTTTAATATTACACAATCAAGTACATTAGATAATGACTGGCTTAAGATTACATCTATTGGCAATAGTGGTACTGTTTGCGTCATTCAAAACGACCAAGGTACAAGCACAAGCTGTTGATATAGGTGATATATCTGAACTAAACGGTTCTGCTCAAATAGTAAGGGACAAACCTTACGAAGCCAATTTAAATTTTGCTATACAAAGCAATGATGAAGCTATAACGACAAATGGTCGTATGGCTATTACTTTTCTTGATAATTCTACTGTAAAACTTACAGAACATTCACAACTATTAATTGATGAATACATTTATGATCCTGATCCATCTAAAGCAAAAATGGCTCTTACTTTTGGTTTGGGTACAGCTAGGTTTATTACTGGCAATCTCAACCGTATAGACAAACAAAATATACAACTAAAAACACCTACAGCAAACATAGCCATAAGAGGCACAGACTTTACAGCTACAGTAGATGAATTAGGTCGTAGTCTTATAATATTATTACCAGATGCTTTTGGCTTATCTAGTGGTGAAATAGAGGTTGTTACAGCTACAGGCAGTGTTTTGCTTAACAAACCCTACCAGGCTACAACAGTTGATGTTTTTGAAAACGCACCAAGTAAACCTGTAATCCTAGATCTATCTCTAGATATTATTGATAATATGTTAATTGTTACACCACCGAAAGAAAATAATTTAGCTCAGGAAGAAACCTCAAGCACTAAAACAGTCAATTTATTAGATTTTAACGATTTAGATATTGACTATCTAAACGAAGATTTTTTAGAAAATGAAGATTTAGAATTTACAGAGCTTGATATAAATTATCTTGATGTAAATTTCTTAGAAGATTTACTAGATGTATTAGACACTTTAGATGTAGAAGAAGAAGAAGATCAACTTGGATTAGCCACACGTGTCAATATTACAGGTACCCTAATAGGGCAAGACACTGAAACACAGATAACTACAATAGTTACAGGACAAACCATAAGTTTACGCAGACAAGTAAGTGAATCTGCACAAATAGACCTGAATGCAGGTGACGGTTATACTGTTATCCTAATACAAGATGGTGTTTCTAATATAATAAAAATTAATGGGGGTGGTGATAGCGTTATTACTATCACTCAAAGTGATTAATGAAGAGAATATTATTACCAATACTTATAATACTGTCTTTACCCTTAGTATTTCAAAGCACACCCACAGAAATCCTAAAATTAAAAGTATTTGATGTTTTTGTTACTACACCAGAACCATCAGGTAATTTTGTTATCTTAAATATCACAGAAGAAGACGTACAAGACCAAGGTGGTTGGCCGTTTCCAAGAAGATCACTTGCACAAATACAAGTAGATTTAATTAGTGCGGGAGCTTTAGGTATTGGTTGGGTGATAGCTTTTCCACAAGCTGATCGTATGGGTGGTGATGAAGTATTCGCTACTGCTCTTGGATATGCACCTTCTGTATTAGCAATGTTTGAGAACGCTAATGGCACTTATCCTAAAACCACAGGCACTGTTATTAAGGGCGATGATATTGGTGGTATGTCTACACTTGGTGTTATACAAAATATAGATGTATTACAAGAAAATGCAAATCAAGGTATTGCTAGTGCACCAGTAGATATAGACAACTTGGTAAGAAGAATACCATTATTACTTAAAACTCCAGATGGTTATATTAGTTCTTTTGGTACAGAAGTTTTAAAAACACTTACAGGTGCTAGAACTTACATTATTACTACTAATAAAGTTGGTATACAAGAAATAGCTGTAAGAGGAATACCACCGGTCAAGACAGATAGCCTTGGACGTAAATGGATCAGTTGGGTTGATACACCACAAACAACACTAAAGGAAATGAATGTAAATGGTAAATTTGTTTTTGTTGGTGTTACTGCTCCAGGAATCATGCCACAAGTTGCAACACCTGTTGGTTTATTAGAACCACATAAAATTCAAGCTGCATTATCTGAGTCAATATTGATAGAAAACTCTCCGTTTGTGCCAGATTTTGCTTTGGCGTTGGAAATATTAATTTTTGGAATTTTTGTGTCGTTGACGTGGCTCGTAATCAATTATCTTGGTGTAACTAAGGGCATAAGCCTTGCCATAGTTTTACTCTTCACTACGGGCTTTACAGGAGCTTTTAGTATTCAAAAGGGGTATTTGATAGATTTTTCATGGACTTTTATATCTCAATTCATTACTGGAGCTATCGCTTTCTATTTAAACTTTAGAAAACAGTACAAATTACGTCAACAAATTAAAAAACAGTTTGAGCATTATCTTGATCCAAGACAAGTTAAAAAGTTACAAGACAATCCAGAGTCATTAGTTTTAGGTGGTGAACGTAGATATTGTACTTTCTTGTTTACAGATGTTCGTGGATTTACTGCTATGTCAGAGAAATTAGAACCAGAAGAGGTAACTGTAATCATGAACAAAGCTTTAACTATTCAAGCAAACGCAGTAAAAGAATATGGAGGAATGGTAGATAAATACATTGGTGATGCCATGATGGCTATATTTAATGCTCCAATAGATTTACCAAATCATGAAACATTAGCCGTGCTTTGTGCTAAAGAAATACAAGAAAATATTAAGAAAGCTGATATTGGTGTAGAAATAGGTGTAGGTGTAAACACAGGATATGCTGTTGTTGGTAATATGGGTAGTGATACTAGGTTTGATTATACGGCTATTGGTGATGCTGTTAATCTAGCAGCTAGATTAGAAAGCTCAACTAAAGAAGTTGGCGAAGATTTGGTGATAGGTTATGATACTATAACAGCGAAAACATTTAGTGATCAAATAATACTAAAAGAACTGGATAGTATTTTTGTGAAAGGTAAAAAGAAAAAGATAAAAATATTTACTATTGCATAATATGAAACAAGAAATAACTACAAACGATTTAGTAGCAAGACTTACAAAACTAGAAACAATTTCACATGAGCGTTGGAAGACCGCATTTAATGAATTTTCTGATATAAAAGAAGAAATAACTCATATAAATTCAACCATCAAAGCTACTACCTTTGGTGTCTTTGGTTTTCTAGGTGCTTTATTTATAGCAGTAGTAGTTAATATGGTAATGATATGAAAGGATTACTAAAGAACATAGTAGGTGCTGTTGCTCCTACATTAGGTACAGCAATAGGTGGACCTATGGGAGGCATGGCCGCAAACATGATTGCAGATGTATTAGGTGTGCCTAATGATCAAAAATCAATAGAAAAAGCTATACAAAACGCTACACCAGAACAAATGCTAGAACTTAAGAAAGCTGAACAACAGTTTGAAGTTCAAATGAAAGAACTTGATGTAGATGTATTTAAGCTTGAAACAGCAGATAAACAACACGCAAGAGGTATGTTCAGCAAAGACTGGACAGCTAGAATCATAGGTATAGCAACTATAGGTGGCTTTCTTGGTTATATATTCTTAGTAACATTACAACCACCAGAGCAAAACTCTGAAGCTTTGATTAATCTTGTTTTAGGCTATCTTGGAGGATTAGCTAGTGCGATTATTTCGTTCTATTTTGGAGCATCTCACTCAAACGACAAAGGAGAGTAAAATGCAGATTTCTAAGGAAGGTCTTGCACTGATCAAAAAATTTGAAGGATGTGAGCTAGAAGCATACAAGTGTGCAGCTGGAGTTTGGACTATAGGATATGGTTCTACTAAAGATGTAAAAGACGGAGATAGAATAACTCAAGAAGAAGCTGACGATCTTTTACTGCATGAAATGAAAGAATATGAGGGTTATATAAATGATCTTGTTTCAGTAGATTTAAATCAAAATCAATTTGACGCTTTAGTATCATGGGTATTTAACCTTGGACCTGCTAACCTAAAAGCTTCTACTTTACTAAAAGTTCTTAATGCTAAAGATTATGAAGGTGTGCCAGCACAAATAAAACGGTGGAATAAAGCTGGTGGTAAGGTTTTACAGGGACTTATAAGAAGAAGAGAAGCAGAATCTTTGCTGTTTGAAGGCAAAGAATGGCATGAGGTATAACCATGCCGTTGCAGAAGCTCACATTTAGACCTGGTATAAATAGAGAAGGAACTGCTTATGATAACGAAGGGGGTTGGTTTGATTGTAATTTAGTACGTTTTCGTAAAGGCAGACCAGAAAAATTTGGTGGTTGGCAAAAACTTACTACTAATACGTATTTAGGAACAGCTAGAGCTTTACATCCATGGATTTCATTAGCTGGCACAAAATATTTAGGTTTAGGTACAACGTGGAAGTATTACATTGAATCAGGTAATGTGTTTAACGACATTACACCTATTAGATCTACTACAGCAGCTGGTGATGTAACATTTGCGAAAGTAGCTGATGGTGATGCTACTATCACTGTTAGTGACACAGCTCATGGTGCTGTAAAAAATGATTTTGTTACATTCTCAGGTGCAGCGACACTAGGTGGAAATATTACAGCAGCAGTGCTTAATCAAGAATATCAGATTGCAACCATAGTAAATGATAATAGCTACACCATAGAGGCCAAAGACACAAACGGAGATACCGTCACAGCTAATTCATCTGATTCAGGTAATGGTGGATCATCAGTTGTTGGCACTTACCAACTTAATGTAGGGTTGGATGTATACGTGCCTGGAACTGGTTGGGGAGTCAATGGTTGGGGTCAAGGAACTTTTGGTAGCACTTCATCTTTAAGTGATACTAATCAATTACGTTTATGGTCGCATGATCATTTTGGTGAAGATTTGATTATAGGGCAAAGAAATGCTGGTATATATAAATGGACTGAAAACAATGGTGTAGGTACAAGAGCTGTTGAACTATCAAGTATATCTGGTGCTAATCTAGTGCCAACTAAAGGCTTGCAAGTAATTACATCTGAAAAAGATAGACATCTAATAGTTCTTGGCTCTGATCCTATATCTGGTTCATCCAGAACAGGTACTATAGATCCAATGCTTATTTCATTTAGTGACCAAGAAAATGATTTAGATTTTGAACCATTATCTACTAACACAGCAGGATCTTTAAGATTATCTTCTGGATCTTCTATTATTGGTGGTGTAAAAGCTAGACAAGAGATATTGGTTTGGACTGATACAGCTCTTTATAGTATGCAGTTCATAGGTCCTCCATTCACTTTTGGTATAAATCTAATTAACGAAGGAACAGGGTTGGTAGGTCCAAAAGCGGCAGTAACAACGCCTAGCGGTGTTTACTGGATGAGTTACAACAACTTTTACACATACAATGGTAGCGTACAAACACTGCCTTGTTCTGTTCATAATTATGTTTTCAGCGATATAAACTTAACTCAGTCATTTAAGATAAACGCATTTACTATCAAAGATAAAAGTGAAGTAGGTTGGTTCTACTGTTCATCTAGTTCAGATGAAATAGATAGATACGTAATATACAACTATGTAGAGCAGATATGGTTCTATGGTCAGCTTACAAGGACTGCATGGCTCGACTCTGGTATCGTTAATTACCCAAGAGCTGTAAACGGTGGATATCTTTACCAACAAGAAATAGGTTTTGATGATGATGGCTCACCTATGACCAACGTATTTATAGAAAGCTCTGACATGGATATAGGCGATGGTGAACAGTTCAGTTTTATCAAACGAATTATACCTGATTACAAGTTTATACAAGACGACAACAACTGTAATGTAAACATAGTTCTTAAAACTAGAAACTTCCCTGGTGACTCTCTTACAACCAATTCAACCAGTGCAATAAGTGCAAGCACTCAACAAGCTTATGTAAGAAGCAGATCAAGACAGATAGCATTAAGATTTGAATCAGACGATGATGCTAGTGATGATGGTAATCTTGGTATTGGCTGGAGATTAGGAGCAACACGTATAGATATAAAGCCTGATGGTAGAAGATGAGCAAACTATTACAAACTCAACTACCATTAGCATCTGAGCAAGTCACATCTGATATTTTTAACAGATTAGTAAGAATACTAGAGATTAATCTAGGTGCAGTTGATTTAGATAACGTAAGACAAATAACTGACGCAGAAAAAAACACTTTAAAATTCAACGATGGTAGTATCATTTGGAACACTACTGTTGGTGTTTTACAAGTATATACAGGCAATCAGTGGTTAGATATTGGAGACAGAACGCTACCACAAGGCTTTGAAATCACTTCTAGTGTTGGTAAAGTTACTATAAACATAGCAGGTAGCACCACAATTAACGTATGAGCAACACAGC